TCAAGAGAAATAGGTGCAAAAGCTACACAAGGCGGTAAAGATTTATTTAGAGCTGTACAAGCTAAATATGCATTTAATAAATTTTTAAGAGCGTTTAGTAGTCCCTCAGATGCAGGTGCTAAATCAGTTTGGAATTTTATAGATGAAGATTCATCCATACAAGCGGGTGCTTCATACTTATCTGACACATTAAAAGTTATGACTAGAGATCAAAAAAGAAATTTAAAAGATTTTAGTATTGAAAGTGTAAAAAGAAACAACGGTATATTTAATACAACAGAATTAAAATTTGGTGGAGATGATTTTGCAGAATTTAGTGCAGATAAATTTATGGCCTCTTTCGGTATTAAAAATTCTTTTGATGAAGGAGGTAGAAGAAAAATACAATATATGCTTGGTAATAAAGGTGCACAAGAATTTTACAATTTTGCATCATACATGAAAGCAATTGGTGAAACAAAACTATCTGACCCATCTCAGTTTTTAGCTAGAAGACTTACACTCGGTGGTGGTATCGCAGGTGGATTAATATTTGGAGCACCTGGTCTATTAGCATCTGCTGCATTACTGTTATTATCTAGAAGAGCAGGACAAATATTAACCGACCCTGTAGCATTAAGAGCTATGAATGATGCCTTATTACCTGATGAAACACTTAAATTATTAAGAGGTGAAAAATTAGGAACTGGTACAATAAAAGCAACGTTTCTACCTGGAAGAGATTATTATTCAGGCAGAAGTGTTCAAACTATAGTAGATGCTTTAAAAACAAATACTATACTTGGTAAGACAAAAGCTGTGACTGAATCTGCTATGAAACTTGGAATGACAAGAAAAAGAGATGCATTGGCAAGACTTATTAATTACTTAGGAGAAGAGGATAAGGATATTCCAAAAGTTGATCCAAATACTATTAGCGAAGCTGAAATTATAGAAAGAATATCTAATCTACCTATGTCTATACCAGAACCTTTATTTAAAGATAACATACCGCAAGTTGTAGAAGAAAATATGTTTGCAGATTTTAGTGAATCTTCTGGAGATGCACAAGAAGATAACAATCTAGTATCAATGATAAATAGATCTATACAAAATAATGCAACTGTTGAGGGTGAAGAAATAGAAAGAGATACAGAGGAGTTTCAATCAGTATTAGGTGATTTACAACTACAAAACCCTGTTGCACAAACACCACCACAGAACACCGGACAAGTGACATCACAACAAGTAGCTGATTTATTTCCTAATGACCCAACTGCAATAGCAGCAGCTAGAAGAAGAGAAACACAAAATGTCTAAAGAAGCGTTAAATAAAATAGAAGCTCACGAAAAGCTTTGCCGAATCATGCAAAAACAAACGCATGATAAAATAAATAATTTAGAAAAATCAGTCAGCAGATTAGAAAAGATTTTGTTGACTTCCGCAGGTGTATTAATTACAGGTATGGCATCAGTCATAATTGTATTAATTACTAGATGAAACTAATAAAAAAATATCCTTACAAACATTATAATAGATTCTCAGACACAACTGGACGTAAATATTTAGTAGATAATATAAAAGTTCCAAGCGTAACAACCATATTAAGTGCAACTAAAGATAAACGTTTTTTAGAAAATTGGAGACGAAAAGTTGGGGATGTAGAAGCAGATAGAATAATGAGACAAGCATCAACTATTGGAACAGAAATGCATCAAGTATTAGAATATAGATTAAATGGCCAAGGATACTACAATGCTATGGAAGAAGGAACTAAACCAAGAATGATGGCTAAAACAATTTTAAATAATATTAAGTTAGGTGAAATATGGGGTAATGAAATAAGTTTAGAATACGAAAACAAGTTTGCAGGTACATGTGATCTAACGGCAATTTGCTATGGAAAGCCAAGTATAGTGGATTGGAAACAAACTAACAAACCTAAAAAAGAAGAATGGGTTGAAGATTATAAATTACAACTTGGTGCTTATTATTTAGCACACACAAAAAATTATGGACCCATTGAACAAGGTGTTATATCTATGTGTACCAGAGATTTACAATACCAAGAATTTAAACTTAACGAACCTCAGCTAAAAGAATATGGAGATAAATTTTTAGAAAGAGTAGAGACTTTTAATAAAATTACAAAAGCCAGCTCTTAAGATCTTCTTCTCCTAAAGTTTTTGCAGCCAACTTACCTTTGTTTGTTAAAGATTTCATAATGGCTTCATCTAAAGTATTTCTGGCTACAATATCAATATAAACAACAGTTCCTTTCTGTCCCAAACGATGAGCTCTATCTTCTGATTGCATACGCACTTCTAAATTGTATGAATTAGAAAAATAAATAACGGTGTTACAAGCAGTAAGAGTTAAACCAAAACCACCAGTGGTTGGATTAGCAACAAGAAACCGACAGCTGTCATCATTCTGTATGCGATCTACTGCATTTTTCCTATCTTCAACACTTACATCACCATAAATAGATACGGTAGATTCTTTTCCATACTTAGATATTAAAAAATCTTTTATTTCATGTATGTTATATAAATAATTAGCCCAAATTATTACTTTACCGTCTGTTTCTTCGAGAGTTTCTTCTAATGCATTAAGCTTTGACTTGTGTAATTGCAGTATTTTACCATCGTCATCTTTTGTAAAACCATTGCAGACTTGATGTAATTTAATTATTTCTGTAAGTTTATTAGAAAACGATATCGTGCTATCTTCAACTATTGCAAGTGCACTCGTACGTAAGCGATTATAAATATTTTTGCCTTCACCTTCGAGTTCAATGTATCTTTTCT